GTGGTAATTAGCGAACCGCTATTCGAAACTAAAATCGCTACGAATATCAAAATGGCGTTAGCAGGATTCCAGCAGGAATGCCCGACGATATTACAACAAACAAAGGGATACGGTTACACGTATGCGGATTTACCTACGATATTGAACGTTATTAATCCGTTGTTAAAAAAATGGGGATTAGGATTCTCGCAACCGTTGGACGGAAACAAAGTTCGAACGATTGTTTTTCACGTTGAAACAGGCGAAACACTGGAATCGAGTATCGATATTCCGCAGGGCGTAATGCTCAAAGGTATGAACGATTTTCAGGTGCTCGGGTCTGCGATAAGTTATTTACGCAGGTATTCAATATCCTCGATTTTGGGTATAGTGAGCGACAAGGATACGGACGCTTCTGGCGAACAGGTATCAAAGCCTAAAAAAAGAACGTTAACGGATAGCGAGTTCATAAGGTTATGCGGTGCAATTAATGCAGGAACGATGACGGCAGAAAAAGCGAAAGAAGATTTTTCGTTAAATAGTTCACAAATCGAAACGATTAACGAGTTATGAGTAACGGTAACGAATGGTTGGTGCGGGCGTCAGGTATTGGCGCCCTCATGACAAAGGGCCGAGGAACTGAATTCGGCGAAACAGCGATGAACTTGATCCGTGAAGCGGTACTGTGGAATAAATACGGAATTGAGCGAAACATTAGTTCAAAGCATATCGAGAAGGGAATCATAAACGAGGACGAATCGCTCGAAATGGCGGTTAAATATTTGTTTTTAGACGTCGATTTATCAAAGCCTAAAAAAAGATTATCAAATCAGTGGATAATCGGCGAGCCCGATTTATGCCAAAATGGAATTTTAATCGATGTTAAAAATTCATGGGACGGAACGACGTTTCCGTGGTTCGATAAAGAGGTACCGAATAAGACGTATTTTTGGCAATTACAAGCGTATATGTGGCTTAGTGCGTTAAAGTCAAGTAAGTTAATTTACACGTTGACTAACGCCCCAGAACATTTGATTTTTCAGGAAGCGCAACGGAATGCGTATAAATTGCAAATGTTACCAAAATACTACGGCAAAACAATCGACGAGTTAATGGAAATTGCGGAGGACCGTGCAAGGAATGAATTAACGTTCGACAGGATTCCAGAAGAAAAACGAATAAAAGTTTTCACGGTAGATCGCTGCGATGAATCAATTACGCAAATGAGGGAACGAGTCGAATCGGCTAGGAAAATTTACGAACAATTATATAACGAGGTATGAATTTGAATCTACGAATAACGCATATTTGGAATGAATACCAGATATTCGTATTTACTCCTGCGGTAAGTTTTGAATACTCGGAGGACGTTACAGGAATCTCGTTGACGTGGTTACATTTTTCCTTTGATTTATTCCTAACAAGCAAAAATGCGACCGAATAGAGCGAGTTTAAGCGATGTTCGTATAGTAGGTAAATAGATTAATCATTCAAGTAAATAAACGATAAACACGATAGATATGAGCGATATTTCGAAATGTAATGGGGTAAATAAAGAGGGGGTAATTTGTCCGAAACGAGAAAAATGTCATCGGTACACGTCTGATGGCGATAAAATTTGGCAGTCATGGATTGAGGCGCCGTTTACTTTGGATTACGAATTTAATTGCGAATTATTCTGGGGTATTCAATCGCAACAAATATTCGAGCAATTACAAAGAATCACAAAGGGCGAAGAAAAATAACTAATTAAAAGCAAAAAAATGAAAGTAACAATCGAATTTAATTTACCAGACGACGAGTACGAATACAGGAATTCAGTTAAAGCGAATGAAATGTACAACGCACTTTGGGATATTAAGCAGGAATTAAGAAAAGCCCTAAAATACGGCGAATTAAAGGAATCCGAATACGAAACGATAGAATCAATGCAGGATAAATTTTTCGAGATATTAAACGGGTACGAAATAGTAATGAATTAAACCAAAATAAAATAAAACCTTTGACAAATCGATTAATAATAAGGGGTAAAAGTTACCACATTAATAAAATAAAAATGATATGAAAGCAAAAGTAAAAACGTGGCTCGCTCAGTTGGAATCGGGAGCGATTAAGTCAAAAACGATTACCGTTCTAGATTACATAAAAAGAAATAGCGATAATTTTCGGTTCGTGACCTTAATTGATATGCGACAGGATTTGAGAATATCGCACCAGTCGTTAACTGGTATTATTTCTAATTTGTGCGATGAGGGATTGATTTACGGAGGTCTCGAGATTGAACACAACGGAAGTCATTATACGCAATTTAGATTTATATTCGATGAGGAAAACAGAACGAGAATCCGACAGGAACGATTAAGGGAAAAATTTACGCACTGGTTAAATAGAGTCGATGAATTCGAGGAGTTGATCCCGTCGTATTTAATTCAGCAATTAAGACAAATAAACAGTAACAATTAATAAATAAATAAACATGGAAACAAAAGTAAACAGCGGAGCGATTTTTAAGAATGACAAAAAAGCAAAAGAAACGCATCCAGATTACAGGGGTAAAGTAAACGTTGAGGGCAAAGATTTCGAATTGTCGTTATGGATAAAGGAAAGTAAAAACGGGCTAAAATATTTTAGCGTTGCAGTATCTGAGCCGTGGGTACCGGCACAGAATCAAAACCAGAACGAAGGACGTGAGGCATTGAAAAATACGATAATTCGCGAGAGTGGATTCGATAACGACGATTTACCTTTTTAATGATGACGGCGAAAGATTTAGCGAATATCAATACGGAAGTGCGTAAAATGATAGCGCAAACGATGGTGAAAAAAAGCCTAACGTTAAACGCATTTGCGAAGGCATCGGGCGTTCATCAGAATCAATTATGGTTGTATTTATACTCGGACACGGGTAAGGGATTACACTCGTCAACGTTGGAAAAAATAGGTAAATATTTATCGACATAGCGTTGTTAAAATTGACTAGAAAACAGGGAGAAGTCGGCTATTTTGGTCGGCTTTTTCTTTTTTGGGGTTGAAAATTTAGTCACGCTATAACGTAGTGTGGGTAAGCGTTTCGTCGTTCGCAAAGTTTTGATATACTGATACTTGCAAAAGGGGTTCGTTCAATACACGGCAAATAAACGATATATACGTAAAAGTGAAAAAAAAGATAAAAACAGGATTTTAATTAAAAATTTTACGTAATCTTTGCGTACATGAGAATAACAAAACACGAAAAAAACGTTCACTCGATAGAGGTAGAAACGGACAATTTTAGGATTGCAATGTTATCCGATATCCACTGGGATAATCCGAAATGCAACCGTGATTTATTGCGTCAACATTTGGATTTTTGCGTTCAGGAAAATATCCCTATTTTTATTAATGGCGACTTTTTTTGTTTAATGCAGGGGCGAGGAGATAACCGAAGAAACAAATCGGATATACGTCCAGAACACAATAACGCTCGATATCTGGATTCCATCGTTGAGACGGCTGCGGAATGGTGGGCGCCTTACGCTAGTCATCTAGTATTAATCGGTTACGGTAATCATGAGACGGGCGTAATTAAATGGCAAGAAACTGATTTACTACAAAGGTTCGTTGATTTGTTAAATTTTAAGTGCGGCACTACGGTACAGGTCGGAGGGTACGGCGGGTGGTTAATTGTAAGCATGAAAAAAAACGCAGCGTACGTGTCGTTTAAAATCAAATATTTTCACGGGTCCGGTGGTGGTGGTATCGTTACAAAGGGAGCGATTAACCTAACGAGAGCGATGGAATTATACGACGGATATGATGTGTTTACGATGGGACATATCCACGAAAATTGGGCGAGGAATGACATTCGAGATACGATTACGCATAGTTCAAAAGTAGGTTACGCCGTTCAGCATAAACATATACATTCGATGATAACGGGAACGTATAAGGAGGAGTACGAAACAGGCGACCACGGTTGGCACGTTGAAAGGGGCGCACCGCCAAAGATTCTCGGAGGTCGTATTTTAACGTTAAGCAGTGCTCGATATTTGTCGGATAATCAACGATACTCATTAAAGAAAATCGAATCGATAATGTTTCCGATATGATTTACAGTAAAGAATACGAGAACGGGTATCCTGCGCAACGGCTGATTATTCGACTAGGCGATGTACTGGGAATAAATAGGCAAGCGATAACGTTTAGTGAAGGATACGGAGAAAAAAACGGGGTAATTTATTACAAGGAATCAATATCGAATAGGAGTATTGAAACGTTAGCAAAATTTTTGATTTACAATCGAATAGATGTCAAGGAATGGAACGATAATAAAATAATTTTAAACAAAGAAAAATGAACAAAGTAAAAACGATTTTTACTTACGCTTTGAGCGTAATTTTGGTGCCGATATTTGTAGCGATATTTATTCTGGATCGTATAGCGTTACTTCCGTTTATATGGGTGCCGATAAAAACTTTAAACAAATGGTACGGAGACGGTGTCGAAATGTGGTTTTCTTTATTCAGGTTAATAATTATTTTTATTCTGGTAATGATTTACTTTTTTATACGAACTTTCGTATGAAATATTTAATTATCGTCATTAGTGCGTTTATTATCGAGGTCGCTTCGACGTTCTACATAACGACAGTTGCCGATAAATCGATTTGGATGCTATTTTTCGCCTTTGTGGGACCGTTTCTAGGCTTACCGTTTATTGGATACATTGTCGAGAGTAAAACGTGGTTAGAACGGCTTAAAATGGCTTTCGCTTCTGGAATAGGTTACGTATTAGGTGCGATGTTAGTTTATTTATTTAATTTATGGAATCAGTAAAGGTAAAAATCGAGGACGTCAAGTTAAATGACGATAATCCGAGGACGATTAAAGACGTCAAGTTTAAACAGTTAGTAAAATCAATTAAGGAATTTCCCGAAATGTTAGAGATACGGCCTATCGTGGTCGATGAACAAATGATCGTACTCGGTGGGAATATGCGACTTCGTGCCTGTATTAAAGCAGGATTAAAGGAAGTTAGTATCGTTCAGGTAAAAGAATTAACCGAAGACCAAAAAAGAGAATTTATCGTAAAGGATAACGTCGGCTTTGGCGAGTGGGATTGGGATATATTAGCGAACGAATGGGACGTTGAAAAATTGGTCGAATGGGGGTTGGAAGTGCCTAATTTAACCGAGACCGAAAAATTATCGAATCTGGAATTCAGCGATATTTATTACACGCCCGAGGAAAAACCTTACGTTAAATTAATCGATTGCGTTGATTTGAGTAAATTCGAGGCTAAGAAAAAAATAATATTCGATAGCGAATTACCAGATGACGTTAAAAATACGTTGCTTTTATTTGCGTACCGTTTTATAAAAATAGATTTCGAAAATGTCGCTAACTACTATTATTTTAATTCCAGTGAGCAGGAAAAAATACTAATCGAAAGGCTTAGATTAGTTTTGTGCGATAATGGAGTTAACGGATTTATTGAAGACGATTTGTTAAGGATTCATGAATTAATCGAGGGTTGGGGTAATGATTGATATTTTTATACCGTCGTACCATAGGAGCGACAATCTAAAAACGGTAAATTACTTTTTAAAAATCGGTTGGGATCCGTTAAAGATTCACGTATTTATCGATGACGAGACCGATGACATTCCAGAATACGAGACAGTCGCCAATCGCAAGGGGTTTAATTTGCACGTATTTAGCATGAGCGAAGCAAGGGAGCGATACGACTACGTACACCGTGCAAGTATATCCAGACGAAGCGCAGGACAGGCGAGAAATATGTTTTACGACAAAGCAAAGGAATTAAATATCGACTTTTACATGGTGCAAGACGACGATACCAACGCTTACGAAATTAAATACTTAGGAAAATATCAAAGAATCGCCAATTTTAACGATGTGTTTAATGTTTTTGAAGGCGTTAAAGAATTCATGTTAAGACAGCGAATCGGTATGTTTGGAGTAAGTCAAACGGGAGATGTTATCGGAGGTTCGAATAATAAGTTGCTACGTAATAAGGTAATGAACACAACGTTTGTGAATACAAAATATATTTATCGAGGCGAAAGGGGCGTACAGGATAACGATACCAGTCAATTCGTAGGAATCATGAACGAGGGATTTTTCACGGGAAGTACGGGCGATGGTTTATTCTTAAAACAAACGGTATCGGCAAAAGCGAAGGGCGGATTAACTGATTTATATAACGAATGTAAATTACTTAACAAAGCGCTGGTAACGCCGATTCAATTTCCATCGTCAATATATGCGGAAAAGCAAAAGAAAAACGGAGGACGATTACACCATCACATTAAAAGCCGGCACCTTTATCCGAAACTAATTAAGACAAATAACGTCTCGAATATTGCGTGGGATACGTACAGTGAGGACGGTATATTTACAAACGAACCAAAACGAAACAGATGACAAAATCGGACATATTAAAAAAGGGAATGATTGAGGCGATGGAAAAAGCGCTCGGTGTGGTAACGACAGCGTGTAAAATAGCGGGGATTTCCCGAGATACGCACTACCGTTGGTTAAAAGACGACGAGGCGTACAGGAATAGGATAAACGAGATAGAAAATATCGCACTGGATTTTGCCGAATCAAAGTTGCATGAACAAATTAACGAGGGATCCGTTCCATCGATTATATTTTTCCTAAAAACTAAGGGTAAAAAGAGGGGTTACGTTGAGCGTCAGGAAATCGACACGACAATTAAAACGCCCGATTTAAGTAACCTAACAACCGACGAGATTCTGGATTTATTACGAGATGAGTAAAGTACAAAAGGAACTGATTAAAACAGCGTTAAGGCGAGAACTTGCGAGGCGTGAGTTTTGGTCGTTTTGTATGTACGTAGACAGTGAGTTTTTTACAGCGAGGCCGTTTCTTCATGAGGTTGCCGAGGCGTTTCAGGAAATCGAAGAGGGAAAAATCAAAAGTTTATCGGTATCCATGCCGCCGAGAGCGGGTAAAAGTTACGTGACGAGTTTATTTTGTGCGTGGACGTTGGGCCGTAATCCAGTGGAATCCGTTATGCGTAATGCGTGTACAGCGACGTTGTACGTTAAGTTTAGTTATGATGTAAGGGCAATTATAAACAGCGACAAATTTCGTGAGGTATTCGTCGGCATACGGCTTAGTGACGATAAAAAGAACTTGCAAGGTTGGAATTTAACAGAATCAAAACAGGTCGGGTACTTTGGTGCGG